TCAGCCAACCATCTCTGACACAATAAGGTAGAAGCTTTAGATTCCCGGAACTTACGTTCCGAGTCTCTCCAACTTTCACCCCACAGTTCATCGTTTGGATGCGCCGTGCAGTCTCTCGGCATTCTGTATAGCACGGAACTTTTAATTGGTTGTTTCAACTTCGGATACTCATCAAACACGATTCTCGTGACATCGGTCAATTGACCTTCATGCCACTCCTCGTACGAGATTTTATCCCTTACTGAACATTCAACCACACCGTTTTGGGCAATTACAGCTGACAACCCCACACCCTTCTTATTTATTTTTGGTCCAGGTCCCGACCACTTCCTCCCGCTTCTATCAAATATTCCCTTCAAAATGGGTAATCGTCCAAGCGTAGGGCATTTTGGCGCCTCACAAGCCATCCATCTCGCTAAGCAATATAATTTTATCCCTTCATGGGACATCGGTTCCAAGCGACGTGACTCTCTAAGCCTAATAGGTTTTGGTGCTTCCGCACCAGTAATATCTCCGATCTCATCGAGGATTTTATGAAACCCCTGAATCCTTGAGATGTACGCTAACCGTTCTAACCAACGATCGGTTTCCACCATTTCAGATTCATTCTGTACATAATCCCCTTTCACCAATCTCCAATTCAACAGTGCTCCAAATATCTTATCTCGAGGAATTTCCATTCCCGATCCCCGATAGAGCGACATATGAGGATAACGAGAGAACGCTGCCGCCATGCACTTCTGTGCACGCGTCACACGAACTCTCGGAGGCCCGAACCGAAGATCCAGACCATAGCCTCCCAACCGAGTTGGCAAATACCAATTCGGCCGAAAGTATCCTCCATGAACCTGACTATCCCACCGTCCAAAGACGCTAGGGACCGCACAATTGGTCCAAGGACACAATGAAATCATCTTACTCACATCCTTAGCAATCTGGGTAGGAATCGCTACACTATCCCCCGACTTTACACTCGATCCATTAATGAATCTCTGATTAAAATACCCGTGCCTTTCCATACCATTACTGGTACGACGAAACACCTGACTATTAATCATGCAACAGTCCGGAGAAAAGTAGTTCTTCCCTTCCGAAAGCTTGAATCCTGCATCCGCTACCACAGTTTTCCAAATCTCATAGAATTCTGCATCGCTTTTAAACAGAATGTCATCACCATTAGTGATGACCCCCTCTTTCATTGCGACCGCTTTATCCACCCGAGATCCATAATCCCTGTCCCTCCATATCC